GTATTTGTACCTAATCTGTTCACTACACGAACATCATATCCGTTAATGACTAATTCCCCTTGCCAACGTTTCACGATATCTTTGAATACGTCTAATGCATTGTAGAGCTGGTTAGGATTATTCTCTCGCTCTTCGGCATCTTGCGTATGATAGTCGTGTATATCTGTAATATTTGATGTAAACGTAAACGGTGTGTCAATCAATAGGTTATTCACAAACATATTCATCGCTGCTTGACCGCTTAATCCTCTAATAGTTAATGGTCTGATCAATTTATTACGCATATCAGCATAAAACAATGGCCATGCTTCGATTGAAACATGGTCCATATATTTCACACGGTCCATAATCCTAAAAGGTTGCATACCATCAGGCGTATGTACTTTGACAATTTTATCTTTCTCTATGGTTTTATATACCCCTCGTTCATCCAAAGGATGATTGAAGGTAACAAAAAAGCTGTCATTGATCATATTTTCAACAACAACTTCGTAAGCTTTATTTAGTGGCCGACCGTTATAGGTAAAGTCAGTCACTGTACTATCATATAAGTGAATTATAGCCAACCCCACCTTTCTAAAATTTCTATACGGTCAATACCTGTACCTAGTGTTATAGTGTTCACACTATCTGCTGGTATCTCGAAAAAGTCACCACGCATAATATTATTCGCCTGAGCATTATTTCTGTCACGAACATCTTGTTCTAAATATTTGTTTTCAATGGTTAGCTTATCAATCAGTTTGGCTATGTACACCGTTTGATTCCCAATTTTGATACTCGTTTGCGTATTCGATGTACCGAACACTGTAATCAATGGATACATTGGTGCATTGGTGTGATTAGTTATTTTATCACCCGTTTTATAAGTCCTCGTTGATTGATTTAGTTCAAACCCAAAAGGCTGACAGGTAAAGGTGATATCTAGATAATAACCAGTTCCTCTTTCCATTTTAGAATCATCTATCGAAACAGATAATATTTCATAAAAGACATCCAGCTCATCTCCAGAAACCAACTTACCATAATCTTTAGCCCATAACTTAACTTCCCTTAGATCTTTTACATCATCAGTAAAACAGTATATTCTATAACTTTTATTCATCACAGACCATGCGTTGATATCATCTTTAATACCGCCACTTACGTAGGCTGTTTCTATAATTTTGCTCTTTTTTTGGGGAAAACTAAATCCAGCATTCTCTGTTACTGCCGTTTTAAACGGGAAATCTTGAGTAGATACCCCATTGACTATAATTTGATTCCTTTCAAGCATCTACTCAACCTCCCTTAAAATTCATGACTTGTTTTCTGTTCAAGTTATTATTCATAATATCGTCTATTGTCGCATAAACACTACGTCCAACTACTCGTTCATCCATAGTAATAATATGACCTTCACCGATAGCCTGAATGACAATCTGTAGATATTCGATTACAATATCCAGCTTTTCTGCAATCTTATCATCGCCCCATCCCATGGAGGAGGCTATACCTTGACCAATACCACCAAGTGTTTCACGGTTTAAAGGTAGAACTGCTTCTTTACCAGCTTCTCCACCTACCATCACATCATTGCCATTCATACCAAACGCCATAGCCTTGGTTAAAATACCACCATCTTTATACCATTCAACCCCAAACTTAGGGACTGATGGCGGATTAAGTGAGAATTTACCACTAAAACTAAAGTGTGGCATTTTTAACTTAGGTAGTGACCATGAAAAATTGAAGAAACTCTTCATTTTGTCAATAGCTGATTTAACTGCATTTTTAGCAGCATTAATTGGTGTTGTAATAGCATTTTTAATACCGTTCCAAATACTTGCAACAGTTGATCGCAAACTATTAAAGGCACCAGATACACCAGATTTAACGCTATTTGCAATGTTAACTACTGTTGACCTGATTCCATTCCAAATACTAGATGCAGTTGAGCGGATTGCATTAAATATGCTTGTTACTGCTGATTTAACTGCATTGAAGCTGCTTGTCACACCGCTCCTAATGCTGTTTACAACATTAGTAATTACTGTCTTAATAGCATTCCAAACGCTAGAAGCAACAGAACGGATAGCGTTAAATATAATAGTCACGCCATTTTTAACGTTGTTAAAACCAGTAGAAACCACTGTAACAATTGCATTAACGACAGTTGAAATAACGCTACTAATAGCATTCCAAACAGTTGTTATTACTGTTCTAACCGCATTAAATATTGTGGTTGCAGTTGTCCAGATTAATGTGAATCTAGCGGTTAAATAGCTAACAATAACATCCCATACTGCAATTGCTACGGCTTTAACGCCTTCCCATAAAGCTGTATAGAAATTAACTATGGGTGTCCAGATTGCAATTGCAACCGTCATGATACCTTGCCATACTGTAGTTAAGTATGACGTAATTGTGTTCCAAACAGTTGTAAACACACTTGAAACCATATTCCAAACCGTGGTGAAAATAGCCACGATTGGTTGCCATATAGCCAACGCTGCTATAACGATACCTTGCCAAATTACATATAAACCACTTGAAATTAGTGTCCAAGCAATGTTAAACGCCTCTTGAACAAGCAACCAGACCAATGTAAATACATTTACTATACCTTGCCAAATACTTTGAGCGGTTGTAACTATACTTGTCCAAATACCTGTAAGCCATGTTACAAGGCTATTCCAAGCGTCACTTGCTGTTGTGCTAATGGATGTCCATAGATTGCTAAAGTAAGTTTTAATACCTTCCCACGCACTACTTGCATTAGTCTTAATGGATTCCCAAGTCTGACTAAAGAAGGTAACAAGGTTGCCCCAAACTTCTGTTGCTTTAGCTTTTATTTCATCCCAATTCTTATACAATGCAACACCAGCGGCGATTAACACACCGATCACGGCTGCAACTGCTACCACTGGCCAACTAATAGCAAAAATTGCTGGCGCTAAAAATGTGAAGGCCGTTTGCAATAGTCCTACGCTAGTAATCAATGTCTTAATGATAGAGAATGCTTTAAAAGCACCAACAACAATCGGAATCACACCAGAAATAATTTTAAATGCTGCAACTGCACCTAAAATACCAGCAATCAACGGTCCCCACTTATCAAGAAACTCTGAAACATCATCAATAAGCTTTCTAAAGTCAATTTCTAAGATAGTATCTTTTAAATCGCTTAAAGCTTGCTTCATATCAGCGAACAACTGACTGTTTCCAAAGCTTTCTTTTAGCTCCATAAACTTATCGACTAAATCGCCTATAACGTCTTGTAAGGACTGATATGCCGTTGAATTGGCCACCTCATCTCTAAGTTGGGCAAGCCAACCTTGAAACTCCTGTACCTTTCCACCAGCTTGTTGTAGCCATTCGGTTGTCTTTTGCAAGGCTGTTACAACAGGTTCTAAAATTGGCCCACCTACAAGTGCAAGGAAGTCTTGCCAAGCTTGCTTGACGTTACCCATAACGTTCTCAAAGCCATCAGCTTCACGGCTAGCCTGTCCAGTCGCACCACCAAGCTCTTGCATGTTTTGGGCGTATTCTAAACGTGTAGCTTGTTTCGTGGCTTCATCTAGTGCAGACCATTCAGCGGTAGATCCTACAAGTCCTTTTTGGATAGCAAACTGAGCCATTTGGGTTTCATTGGCAAAAATACCAATGGCTTCCCCACCCTCATAGTTACCTTTAATAAAAGATGTTAGCGATTGGTTAGCACTTTCATAAGATACATCATAAAAAGCAGCCGCATCCGCTGATAAGCGTACTGCATCACTAGCTTGTGTCATGGCTTCTTCGGTATCCATACCAAGACCTTTAAACATTGATGTCATCTTAGTCATAGATGGTTTCAACCTAGTAGGCACCATGCCAAACTCATCCGCCATCGAGGATATCATTTTGCCCGCATCGCCTTGCATGTCGCCAAATACTTGCTCAAATTGCGCTTGAATCGCCTTAGCGCCTGCTGCCGCTTCTACTGCCGTTTTACCAAAATCAATTAGTTTTCCTGCAGCAAATACGGTACCAATGGCCACTGCTGCCTTTTTAAAGAATCCGGCAATCTTTCCACTTGCACTTTGAGCTTTACCAGTTGTTTCATCGATACCTTTGTTTGCTTCACTGTTGTTCAGTCCGATTGTCCCAAACAACTTAAAAATTTCATTCATTATTCGTTCTCACCGCCTTTGTTAGTAGGCTTGATGAACCTCATTGCATTAGCAATGTTGCGTTCTTCTTCCTCCTTCGATAGCGCCTTAGGTTTATTTCTGTACGCTTGTTTAAAGTATTTTTTCTTAAACGTTTTAAAGTCGTCTTTTTGTTCTTTGTGCAACCATGCTTCCCAAAGATCTTCTTCACGTTCTTCATCGTATAACTGCAAAATAAAATCCGCTAAACCTTCTAATGAGTATGTACTCATAAGGTCTAACGGATTAGCATAGCGTTTAAATAGCGTATCTTTTAGTTTAAATACACCGTCACCATCTACTGTAGTAATGATGCGATAGATGAGAAAAAATCAGCAAGCTCTGGTTTCTTAAAGAAAGCAATAACTAGTGCTGTGTACTCTTTTAATCCTAAGTTTTGAATATCCTTAACTGTTTGACCTGTTAAATCAGCTAACAAGCTATTGATATCTTTCTTGATCGTACCAAGATTCATCAAAACTTTCTGCAATAAGTTAGCCATAACTTCCATGCCACGTTTTTCAGCTTCTGCCTCTTGCTTGGCTTTCTCAGCTTTTGTTGGTTCTTTCTTCTGCTTGTCCATTGGCACAACTTTATCAGCGTTCGAATTATTTTCAAACATCTTAATAAACTCGTCTTTAATATCTAATTTACCTACAATTGATAAAAGGGTGAATAAGTCATCACCCTTTAACTCGCGCATTTCTAATGTCATCTAAAGTCCTCCTATTATTCAGCTGGTTACTCTGCTACGCCATCAACGGTTGGGAATAGAATTCTCCAAGGGTATTGATCTGCGTCCAATTGCTCAACAGTTGCATGAGCTTCATAGGTTTGTTCAACAACTGCCTCGTTGTTGTCTTCTGTACCTAATTCAAGTCCGCCAGTTGAAATGGCGTTGTCTAAAATTGCGATAACAGGTTTATCTGTACCGCTTAAAGTACCGACAATGGCCATGTTTTCAATGTAGTCACCGTCTTCTAAATAGCGCTTAGTTTCGATGACTTTGTAGCCTTCTGGAGCTTCTCCAACACCTGCATCTCGCATAGTACCGTTAATAGATTTACGGATATTCTCTGCTGTCAATTCTTTCATGTTTGCTGTAACAGTTGCCGTTGCTGATTCTAGCACTTTGTTACCTTTTACCTTCATGTGGCTAGTACCATCAATTTCGATATCACGATAAGATTGCTCAACTGTTAGCGTTACCCCGCCACTCGTAGCACCGTGCAATGTACCTGTAAATTCACCCGCTTCACCGTCATATTTAACGCCTGTGTAGATAGTTGCAGCGTTAATCAAATAATTTTTAGCAGTAGTGTTGCTATAGCCTGTCTTTTTTAATGCCATTATTTATTCCTCCAATCAATTTTGCAGTAAAACTGCAAATTACGTCTTTTAATATTGTCGTCGCCTGTCGGTATCTTGTTAGACCGCAAAAAATTAAAACGGATGAAAAAATCATCCGTCAACTTGCGATTATCTTTAAAATGAGTCTTAAGGGCTTCTTCGATTTGAAAGATGTCAACATAACTTGAATTGTTATCAAATATGTCTACATCAACATAAAAGCCGTCTATATTACGTTCTATGGCTTCACTGTCAAAGTCATAGGTAACATATGGATAGACGACTGTAGCCTTATTATTTCGCTCATGATACGACTCTGGCACGACTAATCTAAATTGTTGATTTAATTCTTTTAGAAATTCTATCAACTCATCACTTCCTAAAATTTAGCTTTGTAGTGCTTACCAACAATGTCTTGAATGTTCTTTTTGTTACGTCTGAAAGCTGGTCTTAAAAATGGTTGAGGTTTTTGGCCACGAGTGTAATACCATTTACCATTAGGCGCCTTATACACCCATCCACCTTTTCTACCGGCACCATTCTCGGCCATTTCACCAGTACCATACTCAACATAAATTGAGTAATCAGTAGGCGAACCAACTTTACCAACTACAACACCATTTTCACGGCTTACAGTGTGATTAATCTTATCTCTTAACTCTCCACTATCACCGACTGGTGCTAGAGACTTTGCCTGTGATTCAATCATTAATCCTGCTGCTTCCATGGCTTCTTCACTTGCTGATTCAAGCATCGCTTTTATTTTGGCGCTGTTATCTTCAAACTTCCAACCTTTAGCCATTTAAAACACCTCCATATTTCACATAAAGCTCATTGTGGTGATGTTGGCCAACTGGATCATCAGCATAGGTGATTGAGTACCAGCGGTTATCAGCATCAACTACACGCATTTTGTCAGTAATTCCTGTTGTAAAACTAGGGATAATAACAATATGCGTTGATTGCTCTATAATTGCGTTCTGAACGGCGTTAATGTCTGTACCTGTTACTAGGTCAAGGTAGCCTTTAACTGTCTTAAACTTAGCCCATTCTTCGGTATAGCCACCAATTCCGTCATCAAACTGAGAAAACTGTTGGATAGTAAAAGTTTGTTGCATTTTACCACCTCATCTTTTCATACTTCTCAAGGAATGATAGTAAGCTAGATGGATAACCGTCTGTGTTATCAGAACCGTTAACATCATAGTAAGTGGTACTCATTCGGCTAATTGTTTCTGACTTAATACCGACCTTATCAACCATTTTCACATCGTACTCAATTAGCTTTTTGATACCTCTTTTAATGTCTGCTGGGTATTCAACCTTAGTCACCATTGCAATCCCTGAATTGGCTTCAAAAAACGGTGTCCCTTCAACTGTAATCTGCTTGCCAGCTATTGATGCCACCGTATACAAACCATCGTTATAATGGCTGTAATTGACTTCTATGGTGTCACCAACTCGCAAACCTCTGATGACTTCTTTGACAAGAATGTTGTTGTCACTTACAAACTCGACACCTTTAAAGCGCACATGTTTGTTTTGAAAGTTGTTGTTAGTCAATTCTCTAATACTCGTTTCAAAAGCATCTAGGTCATCTTGTTCAATACTTGAATTAAGTTTACGGGCTTCTTCTAAAGTAATAATCATCTTAAAACCTCCTCAAAATAAAAGAGGAGTAATGACTACTCCCCTAAAAGTTCCAACATTTGTTCTTTAGTGGCATTTTTAGCGTATTCAATACCACGTTCATCAGCAACTTCTTTCAAGCCTTTGGCATCTAACTTGTTTAAGTCGATGCTTTCAGTTTGTTCTTGCTGTTCTGGTTGTTTTGTTTCTTCAACACCAATTTCAGTAAAGCCAAGGGCTAAGTATTTATTAGCCTTGACCTCGCTGTCGGTTTTCTTAACCACATTATCTAGTTGAAATGTACGCATAGATTAACCCTCCTATACCGCTGGTTTAGTATTAGCGTAAATTGATGTTAATTTGCTTGCTGGTACCCATAAATCATGATATTTACGGTAATCAATTTTCCAAGCATCTGCCTTTTGGTTAGTATCTGGTGCAAATGTACGCACTTTGTCAGTCTTAGAGATTGCGATTGGTGCATCTTTAGTAGAGATTAACCAGTTGATGTCTAAAGCGCCTGTTGCTGCTTTAAATCCACCTGTCTCTTGCCCTGTTGTAGTACCATCGTTAAACTCGAAAGCAGTTTTCAATAACTTAGAAGGTGCTTTTACGATTGCGTTATCGTTGAATGATTGTACTTCAACTGATAATGCACCCTTAGCAAGCATTGCTTTAGAAATGTAATCTTTACCAGCTTTAGCTAATTGACCAGCTAAGATTGGGTTCATTGTAATTACCACTTCTTTAGCACCGATAACATCTTCCATACCGTTCAAGTCGGCTAATAGCTCATCAACAATGTTGTCAGCTGTGATAGCTAATGAACGTGTTTGAGATGCATCAATAGCTAATGTAGCTAACTTAGAGTAACGGTAAGCATCAATTTCTGGCACCACCATTGTACGTTGGAATTCACCCATTACAGTACCTGCAGTTACCACAAAGTTTGTTTCGTCTACGTCCATCGCATCAATTGAGAATGTACGTCCACGGTCTTGTGTTAATGCGTATGTTTTCCATTCTAGTGTTACGTCACCGCCAACAAATCCGTTAGTACGGTCATAGTCAGCTAATCCGTCCATTAAGATGTTAGGTAGTTTAACTTCATTACCACCGTTGTATTTTACTAAGTTTGAGTTTGCTTCCATCCAACCTGTAGTCGATTCTTGTACGACTTGTTTATCTAATGACGGTTGGAAAATTTTTGAATATTCTAATACGTTTGGCATTTAATTTCCTCTTTTCTTTTTTATAGTCCTAATGCTGCTTCAAAATCTGCTGTTGCTGTTGCTTCTGGATCTGATGGTTTGCCATTTTCTAAACCATTGTCTAAAGTTTGATATCCTGCTGGCGTTCCGTCCGCTGGCTTGTCGTCTGTTCCAAAGAAAGTCGGATTAGACTCTTTTAAAGATTTAACTTTATTGTCTAAATCAACAATGTTCCCATCTTTATCAACTTCAACCTCACCTAACTTAAATCGCATATAATCAACGTCTGTAACGCCCGCCTCACGCAAAGCCGATTCAATAGCCGTATCCTTTTTAGTTTGCGCTAGCTCTGCTTGTGCTTGTTCAGCTTTGGCTTTATAGTCATCAATTGATTTCTGCAATTCTTCGTTGTCAGTGTTGGCTTTTTTCAAGCCATCAATGGTCTTGTTAGCTTCCTTCAGCTCATCGTTTTTTGAATTAAATTCAGATTTTGGCACGTAATTCTTCGGCATTTCTGTATTTAATTCTTTCGCAAATGCTTCTGTGTCCAATTTGCCATCTTCACCTGTATGCTTTGCAACTAATTCTTTAAAATCCATCTTCTTATATCCCCTTTTTCTTTTTATTCTTGTCAGTTCAAGTTTTAAGGTTCGCTAGTTATTCTGATAGCCAGTTAGTTTATAACGTCATTTCGGACAAAATAAAAACCACCAGCAAATGCTAATAGATATCTTTTATTAATTCTTCTAATTCTTTATAATCAGCTTTTAAATTAACCTTGCTATCTAAGGCATCTAATTTAGATGATAATTCATCAATTGCGCGAAAAATATCTAGCAACATAGGGTCTACTTTAGTACCAACCTTGCCATTTTCTAAGTAAACTTTAGATTTATCAGTCTTTTCTTGGTTTGTATTTTTGACATTACCACTGTCTCTCACAAATTGAGCAATATTTCCACCGGTTATATCGTTAGCACTGATATTTATTGGTTTAATTTCTTCTAATGAAACTGATTTATCCGATTCAACATCAAACTCTAAATTCAAGTCTCTAACTTTGTAGCTTTCCGCTGTTTGAATTATAAGCATCGCTTTATCGTCACCGATAATCAAACTTATGTTCTCTTTATCATTTTTAAGTCCGTAAATTCTATTCATTATTGTTCCTCCTGTATTATCTAATACGTCTACTTTTATAGTTACTCCTTTTTAGATACTTGCATGTTTCAGCATAAAGACCACACTCCTAATCTACCGCAAGCGGTATGCCACTAGAATGCACCTGTTTAATACCTTTAATAGCCATCGTTTAATCATTTCCATGCCTCGCCTGATGTCTTAATTGCATTCAGCATGTTCTCATTAACTGCATTGACTATGTCTTTGCCGTCAACTTGGGTATTAATTTTAACGGGTTTATTCATGTCGTGTAGTTCCTTGCGAATGCCTTTAACTTCGGCTAATAGTTTCTTTTCGAATTCAGTCATTGCCATATCAAGCACCTACTCTTTCTTTTTCCCACTCACGATAGTTTTTATATTTTATGAGTTTTTTAGTTTCGCCGTCCTTACGAACATCTGGGGCTATTTCATTAACCACTGTGATAGTTGTACAACGGCAGTTAATATCTTGCGCTGCTACGCCAAACAACCTAGGTGCATTAGCTTTTAAACCTTTATATTCAAACTGTTCTTCAACGTCCACTGTCTGGCCATCTAGTTCTTGGTGCGAGTGGCGTGTTTTCTTATCCAAAGTTGATAACCATCTCTTTTGAATGTCAATACCTTTATTCTTGGCTTCAACGTATGATCTTTGTTTAGCAGTAGACTGCACACGTCCACCCTCGGTTCTAGCTATCCTTAAAGCTTGCTTGTAGTTAGCTTCTGTTAGCTCTCCTACACGCTTAGCCACCTTAGCATAGCCCTCACCTCTAAACGCACCTTGGAGCAATGCATTAGTAGCTTCTTGTGCCAACTTACTTTGGTTTGTGTATAACCTTGTGGATAACCTCTTACCAGCTACTGGTGTATTAACAAGTTCAGCTATATAGTCCTCTGGCAACATTGCAAAGTTGAGTTGAATATTTTCAGCGCCTTCAAGCGCATAGAATGTACCAAGGTAGCCTTGAGTACCTTCGTCAGATATAAAGCTACGCAACAACCGCTCTTCTTTACCACCCATTTCATTGATTACATCATTAATTTGAGTAGCAACCTGTAATTGCCGTTCGACTTGCAACCTTTGAGAAAAGCTAAGCGAGTCATAAACATCTATATACTGCTTAATTTCCAATTTAAGTTGTCTTAAGCCATCTTTATAAGCATTATATAGTTCGTTATCCATTCGCTTGTATCGCTTCTTGGATAGCTGTTCTAGCTCCTTATTCCACTTGTCCAGTTGTTGCATCATCTTCACCTACTTCTGGTGGGTCAGTGTCATCTTGTAAGCCAGTTGTATAGCCTTGTTCCTCAAGTAATAGCTGTACTTCTTCAAAATCAAGCTCAAACTGCTCACAAATGAGTTTAAGCACTGATTCATCATCTAAACGAGGTGCTGATGCAAGAATAGATTGGAGGATAACCTCTCGCGTTTCAGCTTGAACTTTCTCATTCAAATAAATGTCATTCTCGTTGACCATTGTTTCTCGAGTGATAGTGATTTCAATGTCGCTAGCATTGTAACTTGTTTCATTACGTCTATTGATATCGTCTACAATTAGCTCATTAATCCACTTAAGCATTGATCTAAGTCTCACTTCTGCTTTGTTAGCTTTCATGTCCAGCAAGGCGTATCTTGATTTAATAACCACGTTAGTAATGTTTCCATCACCTAACTGTGTGCTATCAAAAGCCATACCAAACTTATAGATTGCATCCTTGTCAATCTCTAGTTTAGTCTTACGTGCTTCGACTGGAATATTGACCGTTTGAACGTCAACACCACCATTTTCACCAACACCAACTGTCTTTTTAGCTTTGATATTTTGACGTAACTTGCTTAAGTCATCGCCCCTAAAGCCACGTACAACGTAAATAGCCTCTGAGAAGTCTTGCAAGTTATTAGATAAGAATGCTGCCATTAGATCAAAATCATCAATTAGCGCCTTAATTGGCTCTAAATCTGTACGTTCTTGCTTGTTATTAGATAAACGGTAGAAAGGTATCTGTCCCATACTTCGTTTCAATAACTGACCCTTAGCACCCTTAGCCACAACATGCGGTCTAGGATTTAATTCACGGCTATCATCAAATTCAAAACGTTTATTTTTATCAGTGATAAAGAAAGTGACTTGCTCCTCATCCCAAATTTCAGCAATTGTTACGGTGGTATTTTTACCTTCAACCGTTTTATCCTTGTCATAATAGCGTATGATGCGCTTATTACCTTCATCATCTTCAACTGTGAACGTCTGTAAGCTGTCAGAAACTTGGAAACATAACTTGTCATCGGCGTTGGTACGTGCATAGGCATATTCAAACCCTTTCTTAGAAGCACCTTCTAAAACCTCTTGCAAGAATAGTTGAAAATCTTCGTCATAATACTCTTTTAAATATGTCTGAAATGTCTCATCTTCTGCTGTTGCTTCAACTGGATTAGATAAAAGGTATTGCACCTTCTGGTCTACTTGCTCAGTGAAAAAAGCATGTGGAATCTTAACGTTTGAGGCGTTCTTATCCTCACGAAGCACGTCATTATCATCGATATAAAAGATACGGTTCTTTAAAATGTCATGTTCATAGTTGTAATAGTTAACGCCTGTCTTAGCTTTATCTTTATTTATAGACTGCTTATCATTATCAATCGCCTTATTTAAAGCTGTTGCTAGCACTTTCGTGTTATCACTAAATAGATATTTATTGTCCAAATTATCACCCCTTAATATAGCCATTCATTATCAGCATTCATGTTTTCAGCGATACCAGTCGTTGCATCTGGTGCATCATCATGTTTGTTTTTGCCTTCTTTCTGGTAACTATTCATAGCCTCAAAGTATTCTGGCCACCTATCACGCCAATTGTAAGGCATATACAAGTTAGCCATTAGCCACGTTGCATTAGATAAAATTCTAGCTTGCTTATTCTTTGATTGATGGAAGGTTTTAATATAAGCCTTATTTGAACCATGTTCTTGATTCATAATTCTTTCAACCGATCTAGCAAATCCTTCACCACCGTTATTACCTTCTATCTCAGCCTCATTTACACGATAGTTAACCAATTGCTTAGCTACCGATTGCTCTGTTGTCGCCATTCCTTCCCTTGTGTATAGAACATCCAACATATAGGCTTGATTATCAAATGTTTCGCCATAAACGACTGAACACAAGTAATCTTCACCTTTATCAGCCGTATCTGTATAGCTCGATATACGCTTGAACTCAGGTGGTTTGCTATATGTTTTAAAGCCTTCGTTGTAAAGCTTACCTCTTACATCAATTGGCTCTTGTTGATAGTTAGCAGCAGCAATCTCTGCACTCATTGCTTTAGTCTTACGTTCATATTCTTCATAGCTTAGGATTTCATCACTAAGCATTGTGCCATCATCTTGATAGGCTTTCATATTAACGTGTCTAACCTTATAGCCTAGTTGTGGCAACTCATCTAGAGCTCTACCAGCTAAGTCTTTAGAATGCCATCTAGTCATGATTAGGATGATTTTACCGCCTGTTTCAAGCCGTGATAGCATTGTATTTACAAACCATTCCCAATGAGCATTAAGTACATTGGCATTGTTGGCTTCAAGTGCATTCTTTATTAAGTCATCAATAAGAATAATATCTGCACCGAAACCAGTTGCTGTACCGCTTGGTGATGTTGCTAAATAGTTCTGGTATCCATCTGTTAAGCCCCAAAGGTTCATAGCACCATCACCACGCTTTATCTCTGTATTAGGAAATACATCGTTAAGCACAGTAATATCTTCATCAGCTTTAACCTCTTGAATTGCGTTACGCACAGATTTAGAAAAGGTTGTTGATAACGTTTCATTATATGAACCAGTCATGACCTTTTGCGTGTGATCTTTACCTATTACCCATTCAACAAACTTCCCTGCCGTCCGTGATTTACCATGGCGAGGCGGAACATTAATAACCAGAACATCATCTTCCTTATTTTCAATAAACTCTTGAAAGTCATTGCAAAGGTCAATCAAATACTGCCTATCTAATTTATAAAAGCTAGGTGCCGTTAAATGGCAATAAAAAAAGAACTCACGTCTTGCAAGTTCCAGTTTTGCTTGTTTTATAACCTCTTGCTTATCCATCTCTTATCAACTTCTTAATATCATCTGTGGATATACCTTCAAACGGGTTTTCTTGCTTCACGCTCACGTTTCCGTCAATCTGTTTAAGGTCACGCCATTCAGCAGGCTTACGGTTTTTTAACCAGAATATTTGTGCTGTTGTGTCTGGTGAAACATGCTTATAAACCACCTTGCGCTTGAAACCATCTTCAGATTCTTCTTCAGTTACTTCTTCATAGTTGTAACCTAAAGCTCGTTTTAACAAAGCGTTTTCCACTTGCCTATCAACAACTTCTTTTCCTCTTTTTAAGGACTCAAATAATGAAGGGTATTTGTTTTTCCAGTTGTTCAAGGTTTGTTCTGTAACGCCTATATTATGCGCAATCTGCTTATCAGTGAGGCCATCTCTAGCCCAACCTTCAATTTTCAAAAGCCCTTCATCAGTTACCCACTCTTGATATTTACCTTTGGCCATAGCCCCACCACCTTTCAGTGTATTAAAAAAGCCACCCCTAAGGATGACTTACCAACTGAGCGATATTACTCAAAACTACACAACCCCCCAAAGCTATCGAGTCCAATTGCGCCGACGTCAGGTATCTCACGCCCACTCGGTTTTAGGACAATCGCATAAGTAGCTACCAAATGCAATTACTCTATCAGCATTGTGCAGTTTTCAATAAGCAAGGTTAGTCAGTGATGATTAAATGAGCTTCATTATTTGAGCTGACTGTGCCTTGCTATAACTATTGTGGGAATCGAACCCACAGAATCGTGCTGTATTCTCGCTACCAAGCATAGTCACTGTTATATATAGTCGGGAGGTGACCCAACTTTTGCCTTGCACCATTTCCGTGGCTCAAGGACTTTACTCGTTTATCTCACGAAATGGTAATCCAAAAAGGAGGCGAGACAAGTTTACCGACTTATCTCAATTAACATGATACTATGTTTCTCAATCACACATCTTTCAATAATCACTCATTTTCAAAAACTAGCAAACTACCACTTTGAAAAGCTTCTGCGAATTCTATCATAGCTTTGCTAACTTCACGGTAATAGGTTGCTTCGCTGATGTTTTCAGCGCTATAAACCTCATAATCATAAAATCTTGTTGAATTGATGTACTTATCATATATGCGTTTTCTAGAGTAAGCATCCAAGGTATTAATTGCAGCATTGATATCTCGATATAAGCTAACTGCATCTAATTTCTTAATAGTCCCACTCTCAATCGCACTTGAATTCACACCCGTGAAGCTTTTTGGATCTAGGCTATATGTTGCTGTGACCTTCTGCTCAATTGGCATGCCTGACAGACGTCTAATCTTATGATAGTTCTTTAGTAAACTATCCACTCTTTCTTTTGTAGCTTTTTCATCAACTTCTGGAAATAGCATGCCAACACTCCTTCTAGTTTATTACATCCTTAACATAGTACGCTTCAATATCACTTGCCCTAATGATTCTCTCAGTCACCATACTGCCGATATCCTCGTTTACATAGATATCTTGCTTATTAGATTTAACCTGTCTATCTACTTGCTCATAGGCACTTTCCCCATCTATTTCTAAGCAACCTGATTTCCCTTGAATTACCGTTACTTTTTTGTACGCCATTTTGATCTTTCCCTTTCCTGCTCACGT